AAATGAAGCTAACGAAAATTACATTTACAATACATTCCGTAATTGGTATAAATTAATCTATGATCCATTAACTGGTGAAATGGGATTAAAGAAAGACTACGTTGGAAGTATGATCATTGTACAATATAACAGAGCAGGAGATATCTTTAGAAAGATTACTTGTAAAGATGTATTCCCTACAGGTCAACCTGATTTTGTAGATGAATTGAGTTATGAAACTCCAGACGCAGTTGATTTAACAATGACTTATCGTTGTGATCACTGGGTTGAAGAAAACGTAGGAGCATAATAAACTCTTAATATTTTTTATAGAAAACTGGCTCTAGGGCCAGTTTTTTTATCTTCACTCTAATATATATTATAAATTATATAATCTAAAATATGACTATCTTTAAAGTAGAAAACACAGTAGATGGAAAAGTTTATGTAGGTTATTCAGTTAATGATAACCCTAATAATTTAGGAGCAGGAAAATATATTAAAAGAGCAGTTAAAGATTTTGGCACAAGATCTTTTGAAAAGATTACCTTAGAATCTTTTAATACTGATGAATCATTAAGCCATATAATGGAAAGGCTAGAATATTGGATTAAAAATTATAAAGCCGATAATCCTAAATATGGATATAACGAAAGCGTACAGGAATTAATTCCACAGAAAAAGAGACTTACAAAAAAATTACAAGTACTCTTAACACCAGAAGACGAAGATAATTTAAATACTATTATTATTCAAAAGTCAATGGAAAATAAAACGAAACCGTTGCCAGTATCCAGGTATGTAAGACAATTAATAGTTGAGCATATTGTAAAGGAAACAGCACCTGAAAAACAATTAATAAAAACTAAATAATTATGAGTAGTCACGAAGACAACGTTAAGAAAGAATTTGAGGCAGCTGAAGGTATAGTAGATACTGCAGCTGAAGTAAAAACAAATGATGAAGGTAAAATTACTGAATTAGGTAAAGTAGATACTACAAGAGGATCTGGTATAACTTCAGTAGATGATCCTGAAATACAAAGAATACAATCATTAACAGGATATGTTAAATTAGATTTAGCAAACTTTCCATCAGGTGGTCAATTTTATAGAGAAGATTTTGAAATTCATATTAGAGCCGCAAGAGTTGGTGAAATTAGAGAGTTCTCTACATTAGATGAAGAAAATATTTTAGATGTTGATGAAAAGCTAAACTCACTTCTAGTGAACTGTACAAAAATTATGTATGGTAACCAAAGGGGATCTTATAGAGACGTTTTAGAAGAGGATAGAATATATCTAATCCTATCTATCAGGGAATTGACATTTAAAGATGGTGAAAATAAACTGATGATGCCAGTTACAAAAAAGAAATGTAAAGCTGGAACATGTAAATCACAAGAGTCAATGGAGCTTAGAACAGGTAATCTTCAATTTAATGAACAAGATGAATTAATAGAAAAATACTATGATCATCAAAACAAATGTTTTACGGTTCCTACGAAAAGTCATGGCGAGCTTACTATTGCACCTCCTACTATAGGTGTTATGAGAGCCATTACCGATTGGATAAGAAAACGGGAAGAAGAAAATAAATCTTGGGATAAATCATCCTTACAGATATTACCTTATATACAAAGAGAATGGAGAGGATTTAATGATAAAGAAATCTTTTCGGCAATAACATCATTTCAAGGATGGGATGCTAGTAAATTTTCAATAGTCTACAGATTAGTTGAGAAAGCGAAAATTGGAGTCAAACCTCAGTTTGTATATCCATGTGAAAGTTGCGGTGAGGAGGTCGCCGTTCCGCTCACGTTTCCCGGCGGGATCAAAGCTCTCTTTATTATTCAAGATATCTCATCTGAACTTTTATAAAGTAAGAGTTCTTATGTTAGAAAAGTTGCATCTCCAGCCATCAGAGCTGGATTTGCTTCCTTACTATGAGTATGAGTATACATTAGAAATGTTTAATGAGATACTTAAAGAACGTAATGATGATGAGAAACAGAATACTCAATCCTATGCGGATAAATATAATACGGACAGCATGTCTAAATCTATGAACAAACAGATGAGTTCTTTCAAAACACCATCTATGCCTAAGATAAGCATGCCTAAGTTCTAAATAAATATACCGAATGGCTGCAGTAACTCTTAAAGATTTAATGGATCCTCTAACTAAAATAGAGAAATCCGCGGAACAGACTAATGCAAAATTAGATGCTCTTATTGAGATGCAAACTGCTGGATCTGGTGGAGGTGGTTTGGAGCAAGCGATAGTAGATCAATTATCAGCTCAAACTACTTTATTACAGCTTATTGAGAAAAACACCCAAGGTGGTACTGGCCTTTCAAGTTTATTTAGTAGATCTAAACCTGATAAGAAAGCTGCTGCCACTGCAGGTGAAACTTTAAACCTTTTAGGTGTTGGTGCTAAGTCTACAGCTACAGGAATGTTATTGTGGATGTTGGTACCTAAAAAGACCATCACTAAATTCACTATGTTTGTTCAAGACTCATTTGAGGCTTTAGCAAATTCGGATCCTAAAAAAGCTAAAGAAGGGATTGAAGTTTTAGATTTAATGGGCGGCGCTATTCTTAAATTTTCTAAAGCACTCGCACTATCTGCACTTTTACTTATTCCTGGTATGCTTGCTATGCCATTCCTATTAGCTTCAATTGTTGTAATGGGTGGAGCAATGGCTTTACTAGGAGCAATGAGTAAAAGAATTAATAAAGGATCCAAGGCTTTAGATAGAATGGGCGATGCCATAAAATCTTTCGGTATAGGGTTAGCATTATTTGCAGTTAGTACTATGTTTATCTTATTAGTTCCTCAGGTACTAATAGGAATGGTTGCTACTCTTTTATTAATTGGTGGTGCCGTTGCTTTAATTGGTGGTAAGAAAATGTCTAAAAGAATTAGAAAGGGATCTCTTGGTCTTCTTATTTTAGGGGTTGCATTAATACCTTTTGCATTAGGTGTATTAGCGTTATCTTTTGCTACGAAAGGGAATAGTATTGGTGATGTCCTTATCCAAGGTGCTACAATATTAGCAATTGGCGCTTCTGCTGCCTTAGTTGGTAAATTTGGATTAAAGAATATTTTAATGGGTGCTTTGGCTCTGGTGGCAAACGGATTAGGTATGATGGTATTTTCTATGGGATATAAAGATTTTGCTGAATCAACCAAAGGAATGACTCTTGGTGATGTTGGTGTTCAGGCATTGGTGCTCGTAGCAGTAGGTGGTATAATGGCATTAGCCGGAATAGCGGTTGCTGCCACTGCAGGTACTGCTCTATTAGGCCCTGCTTTATATGCAGCAGCCGGTTTAGCATTACAAGAATTGGCACCAGGTTTACTTGCAATGAAAAAGGTAGACTATTCTCAAAAAGATGCCGAAGACTTATCATTTACATTAGGTGCTGTTGCAGCTGCATTTTCAGGAGTTGATCCTGAGGCAGGTTTCTTATCCAATATTGGTAATGTATTTAGTAGAGTTGTACAGAGTGGTGCCGGTGTTGCCGCCGCTGCAATGTATGGTGCTGCTGGTTTAGCATTACAAGAATTATCAAAAGGTCTTACTAAATTTAAAGCTATAGACTTTACACAAGAAGATTCAGAAGATCTTGCTGTTGCATTAGGATCTGTTAGTGGAGCATTCGCACAAGCCGGTGGAGAACCTGCTAGCCCTGGTGGTTTATTTGGTGCAGTGTTTGGAAATACCTTTAGCCCTAATGCAACTGAAAGAGGTATTGATTCTGTAATGGATTCTGGTAAAGCACTTTCATCTGTAGTTGATGGTCTTGCTGCATTCTTGGATCTTAGAAAGAAATATAAATTAGATGCAAAAGCCTTTGAAGAGGACGGTTTTTTAAATGTAGCAATTACAGATACATTAGGTTTCTTAAGTAAAGCATTTGCCACAATTGGCGGAATGGAAGTTCAAGATGGATGGGGTCCATTTAGCTGGGATGAGAACTTAGTTGAGAAAGGTATTGATGCAGTTAGAGGATCAGGTAATGCGTTAACTGATATAACTACTGGATTAAAATCATTCCTAGATTTACAAATAGAATATGGATTAACTTCTGAATCATTTGCATCTGACGGTTATTTAGCTACAGCTGTAAAGGATACTTTAGGTTTTGTTAGTAAAGCATTTGCTACAATTGGTGGAATGGAAGTTCAAGATGGATGGGGTCCATTTAGTTGGGATGAGAATTTAGTAGAAAAAGGTGTGGATGCAGTTCAGGGTGCAGGTAAAGAATTAACAAATATTGCAACAGGGTTAAAAACATTCCAAGAGCTAGTGGAAAAAGACATTGACTTCAGTCCTGGTGGTAAACTTGGAAAGGCTGTAAGTAATTCACTATCTTTTGTATCAACCGCATTTAGTGCGATTGGAGGAATGGAAGAGACTGATGGGTGGTTTATATTTTCATGGGATGAAAACACTGTAGAGAAAGGAATTGACGCTGTAAAAGGAGCCGGTTCAGAACTTAGTAATATAGCAAACGGATTAAAGACATTTGCAGATATGTCTGCAACGGTCGACTTCAGTAAAAAAGGTAAACTTGCTACTGGAGTTAAAAATGCATTATCATTTGTAGGTAGCGCCTTTATGAAAATTGGAGGAATGGAAGAGACTGATGGTAATTGGCTTTTCTCATGGGATGAAAACTTAGTTCAAAAAGGTATTGAAAATGTAGATGGTGCTGGTGCTGCATTGACTGATATAGCTGCAGGTTTACAATCATTTGCAGATTTAGAAAACCCTGGAGCAATAGCACAAGGTATTGAATCTATATTTACTTCTATAGGTGATACTTTTGCTAAGTATTATAAAGACACTACGTTCCGAACTGACTTAGATCATATGCAAGGGTTTATAACAGAATTATCTACTTATGCAAAAGATGGTTCATTAGCAAAGGCTGCAACAGATATTCAATCAATCTCTAATGCTGTAAATTCTATTGATTCCATGAAAGCAGAATCTTTTGCAAATCTATTTAAAGGAGCAGGTGATTTATCAAGTAATAGAAGAGCATATGCACAATTAGCTGATGCAGTAGAAGAGATAAGAGATATTTTAGGTAGCCAAGGTTCTAGTATTGGTGATGCCGTTGGTGGAGCTATCAGTAATGCATTCGGTGGTGGCGGAGGAGATGATAAGAAGAAAGGTGGAGACGGTATGAATAAAACTCTTCAAAAAATGAACGCTACTATGGGTAGGCTGCAATCTACTATGGGTCAATTACCTGCATCTATTCAATCAATTAAAATCGTAGTAGAAGATTAATTTCTAAATTTCTTAAAACCTTTTTAAGTTTAAGCTATATAAAATTAACAGAGAGTTAACAGAAATAGTATAGTTTTTATGGAAAAGAATATTGTATGGTTTGACTTGGAAACCACAGGAGTAAATCCAAGTAATGATAGAATTATTGAAATTGCAATGATTAAAACTAATGCCGAAGGAGATGAAATAGATTCTTTTCAGTCTTTAGTAAATCCCGGCCCTGATGCAGTTATGAGACAGGAAGCTCAGGATAAACATGGTATTACACCAGAGCAATTAAAAGATGCACCTCAATTTGATTTAATAGCTAAAGAAGTTTTAGACTTTATTGGTGATAGTGATCTTGGTGGTTATAACGCACTTTACTTTGATGTACCAATGCTCGTAGAGGAATTTATGAGAAGTGGTATTGCATTCTCACATCGCCAAAGAGCTGTGGTAGATCCCTTTTTAATTTATTCAAAATATGAAAGACGAGATTTAAGTACTGCATATAAAAAATATACAGGAAAAGATTTAGAAGGAGCTCATAGAGCCGATGTTGATATTCGTGCAACAATGGAAATATTTCAAAAGCAAAAAGAACTTTATGATATGCCAACTACAGCAAAAGAAATTGATGATGTTGTAAATGAATCAAGAAAGGATCAAGTAGACCTTAGCGGTAAATATAAGTTTGCTGAAATAAACGGAAAGAGAGAAATTGTATTTAACTTCGGTAAAAATAAAGGTAAACCGTTTAAAGAAGTTTATGAAACAGATGCAAGATACATTCAATGGATTATTGATAAAGGTGAATTCTCAAAAGAAGTAAAAATCATATCTAGAAAACTCCTAGAGAAAATGAGAGCAGAAAACCCTGTTTTGTAAATTGTTAATAACTTTTAGAAAAAAGATCTCATTTTATTTTCAATTCCCAATTTTTTTTATTATATTTATAATATAATTAAATAACACGGAATATGTCTAAATATCAAGAACTACTACAAAATCCTCCAAGGCTAACAGTAAAGAAAGATGCAAGAGAGGTAATTATTAAAACGGTAAGTTGTATGTGTGATAACGTACATTACCTTAAGTTTAAGAAAAATTCAGAAGGTGATTTTAAAATGTCAGGTGGTGGATTTGCTTTATCTAACTGGCAAATGAAACATAAACCACATGATATTGAGTGGATCGCTGATGAAGGTAAGTGGAACCAAGTATTTAGAATGATTAATACCGGAACAGAAAAAATTGAATCTTTAAAAAGTAGATAATGGCAATAACAACAAAACCAATGCCTGGATCCGAAATGATCCACGTTGACTTAAGCGGCCCAGATGGTAATGCATTTTCATTAATTGGTCTGGCTCAAAAATTAGCAAAGCAACTTCACTATCAACCTGATGAAAGAGGAGAACTCACAGCAGAAATGATGGGTGGGGATTACGATAACCTGTTAGAAGTTTTCGATAAACACTTCGGAGAATTTGTAACATTACATAAATAATATGAAAGAACCGACACCATACCGTATGATAACGGAAGAAGAACACATTGAAGAAATTCTAACAGAAGCATCGGCCTATGGCTTAAGAGCTGAGGTAAAGCAGTATGCTGAAAAGCTTTTGGATGAATCCCCAGAGATGGATCCAATTGATGCCTATAATCATGGATTCCAAGAGTGGATTAAATAAATTATGGAAAAAGATAACGAAGGCAAAAAACTAAAAGAAGTTAAATTAACTTTACAAGAATGGAATGATGCTCTTCGTGTACCTACACCTGTAAGAAATAAGAAAAAATATAGGAGAAAGAAAAAACATAAAGGTAAAGATGATGAATAGTATATTAGAAAAAATAAGTTGGTGGACTCATAAATGGAATTATAGTTTTGATTTACTCCAGATAGACCTACACAATAACCATGAGTCTTGGGGTTTCAGATTTTTAAATTTTAAGGCTAATTTCTATGATCATTCTCTTTTGGCTTTTTATTTTAGATTACCTAATAAAACAACGGTTAAGAAATTTCACATAGATCATATAGATTTATTTTATTTAAATAGGCCTCTCTATAAAGTTTATGATAAACTAAACGATAGAGAATTATGGATGCCTAAATCTTTTTCAAAATTATATAAAATTAAATTAGCAATCTTAGATAAAATATTTAATAGATGATAAAAAAAGAATGGCATTGGATGGACACTAAAGTTCCTCTATCTTTTATTAGAGATGAAATGAAATGGGTAGAGCAAGTTATAACTCATGAAGATAATAAAAATTTACATTACCCAGCACTTAAGCAGCTTATAAATAATTTTCATAATAAATGGGTAAGTAATAACAATACAGTAATTATGAATATTTACCGTGAGTATCTTAATTCAGTTTTGAGAAGTGAATTTGGTAGGTAATTAAACCTTTGAGAATTTATCAATATAAAAATAAATCTAAAGAATGGCAGTAAGCATTGAAAAGAAATATCAGAAACTTACAGATACAGAACATGTATTACTTAGACCAGGTATGTACATTGGTTCTGTTAAGCCACACACAGAAGAAGTTTATCTTTTAGATAGAAGAAGTTGGAAATTGGTACCTAAAGAAATTACCTATAACCCAGGATTCTTAAAACTCTTTGATGAGATTGTATCTAACTCAGTTGATGAACATAAAAGAAATCCTAAACTTAATCAAGTAAAAGTTAATATTGATATTAATACAAATAAAATATCAATTTGGGATAACGGTGGTATTCCTGTAGAAATTCATAAAAAGTATAATGAATGGGTGCCTGAAATGATTTTTAGTAATTTAAAGACAGGTAGTAATTTTGATGATACCGAGGAGAGAACTGTCGTAGGAACTAATGGTGTAGGTAGTACATTAACAAATATATTTAGTAAAGAATTTACAATTGATACTTGTGATAAGAAGAAAAGATTTACTCAAACCTTTTCAAATAATATGGCAAAGAAAACTAAACCTGCCATAAAACCACAAAAGAAAGGCTTTACTGAAATTTCATACATTGCCGATTTTAAAAGATTTGGTATGAGTAAGATTGATAAAGCTTCAATTCAAATGATTGAAAAAAGGCTTTATGATATTGCTGCATGTAATCCTAAATTAAAAATCTGGCTAAACGGAGATCCTATTACATTTAAATCCTTTAAGGAATATTCTGAATTGTATACCACACCAGTATTCTATGAACAATCAGAAAATTGGCAAATAGGTATAGGTCATTCTACATCAGGGTTTAAAGCTATCTCATTTGTAAATTCTGTTGAAACGAAAGATGGTGGTAAACATGTAGACAACATTACATGGCAGATTACCCAATTCCTTAGAGATAAGATTAAAAGAAAGCATAGAGTTGATGTAAAACCTTCCGAGTTAAAAAATCATCTATATCTTTTTATTAATTGTACAATCATTAATCCTGCATTCTCATCTCAAACTAAAGAGAAGCTTATTACTGAACCTAAAGACTTTGGTAGTATTCATGTACTTTCCGATAAGACATTAAGACAAGTTTTAAATTCAGAAATAATTCAATCAGTTTTAGATTGGATTAAACAAAAGAAAGCTGCTGAAGAAAGATCTAAGCTTAGGAAATTAAATAAAGGTTTAGATAAGAAAAAGGTTGTAAAACTAATTGATGCAAAAAAGAGAGGTGATCGAAGTAACTGTACTCTTGCAATCTTTGAAGGTGATTCTGCATCCTCTGCATTTAGGCAATATAGAAATCCTAATATGCAAGGTGCATTTCCACTTAGAGGTAAATTTGTAAATGTAAGAGAATCTATTCCTTCTAAGGTTGTACAAAATAAAGAAGTACAATCTCTTATGGCGGCATTAGGTTTAAAGATAGGTCATGAACCTAAAGATTTAAGATACGGTAAAATATTATTGTATACTGATGCCGATGTAGATGGTAATTCTATATCTGCTTTGCTAATTAATTTCTTAGGTAAATATTGGCCAGAGTTATTTGAACAGGGTAGGGTGCTAAAGGTAGAAACTCCTCTTATGGTTGCTAAGAAAGGTAAAGATACATTAAGTTTTTACTCCGATGAAGATTATAAAGAATGGGAATCTAAACAAAGATCATTATCATCTTGGAATATTGAATATAAGAAAGGTCTTGCTGCATTAGAGAATGAAGAGTACCAAGAAATAATAAGTAATCCTAGAACCTTTACATTGACTAAAGATAAGGATTTTGATAATACGTTAGATACATGGTTCTCTAAAGATTCAGAACCAAGAAAGAAAAAGATTTTAGGAGAGGATCTTATTTATAAAGTAAGTGATAAATCATTATTTTAAAATATGAGTAAAAGAACAGTAACAGATTTTTTTGATAAGGAATATCTTGAGTACGCAAAATATGTTGTAGAGAATAGAGCTATACCTAGTTGCATAGACGGATTAAAACCTACACAAAGAAAGGTAGTATACATTGCTAATAAAATATGGAAAAGTGGAAATGAAAAACCAATGAAACTTTTTCAACTTGCTGGTCGTGTAGCAGCTGAGGCATATTACCATCACGGTAATACTTCATTGGAATCTGCAATGGTTGGTATGGCACAAGGGTTTAAAAATTCATTACCTCTTTTAGATGGTATAGGTCAATTTGGATCGTTAAGATCTCCATCTGCTGGTGCACCTAGATATATCAGTGGAAAGTTACATCCTAACTTTAGACTTCTTTATAAAGATTTTGAATTATTAGAAAATAAAATTGAAGAAGGGGAAAAAATTGAACCTGAGTTTTTCTTACCTATCATACCTACAGTAATCTTAAACGGATCTTCCGGTATTGCAGTAGGTTTTGCTACAAATATTTTAAATAGAAATCCTAAAGATGTTGTTAATGCATGTATCTCTGTTCTTAAAGGTAAGAGAATGCCAGTATTAGCACCGTGGTTAAAGGAGTTTAGCGGCACTTTTACTAGAGATACGGTTAATCCTAAAACATGGAAGATAAGTGGGCTATATGAGGTGCTAAACACCACAACAGTTAAAGTAAATGAAATACCTCCAGGTTTTACTTATGAAAGATATGAAGAGCATCTAAATAACCTAACTGAAAAAAGAATCATTTCAGGTTATGAGGATAATTCATCAGGTAAAGTAGAATATGTACTTAGGTTTCAAAGAGCGGTGCTCAAAGATTACATTAGCAGAAATAAACTTGAAGCTTTATTAAAAATTAATACACAAGAAACTGAAAACCTTACAACGATTGATGAAAACGGTGAACTTAAGATTTTTAATAAAGTAGAAGAAATTGTTAAACATTTTGTAGAAGTCCGATTAACATGGTATGATAAAAGAAAGGCTTATCTTATTGCAAAGCTTGAGAGAGAATTACTTATCATTTCAAATAAGGCAAGATTTATAAAAGATATCATTGATGGAAAACTAACAGTAAACAATGCACCTAAGAAATCTATTATAATTTATTTAGAAGCAAATAAATTTGATAAGGTTGACGGTTCATATAATTACCTTTTAAATATGCCTATCTATTCTTTAACGAAAGAAAGGTTTGATGAGTTATTAAAACAAGAAGCTGATAAGAAAGCTGAAAAGAAAATCATAGAAGGTACTGATCCTAAAGATATGTACCTTTCTGATTTGGAAATATTAAAGAAGGCAATTAAGTAAACCTTTTAAGAAAAAGCAATATAAAAATAAACAATATTATGGCTAAATTTAAATTTGAGACTAAGAACGGTACTTATGTGTCAGGTTGCCAAACCGATACAGAAGAACTTGCGTGGAAATGGATTGCTCAAACTAAACAATTACCTATAAAACAGGCAAAGGAACTTTATAATATTACAAAAATAGATAAAAATGATGATTGAATCAAACTCAACAGTAGACTCTTCAATGATAAACAGAGTCATTTACAATTTTCCTAACAAGTCACTTAAGATTGAATTTAATTCAGGTGCTCTTTATGAATACAATAATGTAGAACCAGAAGTTTATGATAACTTATGTAAAGCTGAATCTCAAGGAAAATTCTTTAACGAACAAATTAAAAATAATTACGACCACACTCAACTTTTAATAAACTAAATTATGGCAACAAATACTAACGCACTTTATGAAGCCCTTAAGGCTCAGTTTGAAGCACAGAGACAAAAGGCAATTGCAACTCTTACTGTATATTTAACTAACCCAGTAGGAATTGGAGAGCATCCACAAATCATTGATGAAATGGTTGAACAGACAAAATCATTGGCTGAAGCCGAGGATTGTTTAGAAAGACTAAAAGATACCTTCGAAGTTAACGAAACTAAATCGGAAGGTATAAATGAATAAAGTTATTTTAGTAGGGAAGGCTGCTGCTGGAAAAGATCATATGAGAAAGATCCTTAGCGGTCGAGGTTTTCAGTATGGAATTTCTTATACTACTCGACCGCCTAGAGAAGGTGAAATAGACGGTAAAGATTATTTCTTTTTAACTGATGATATGTTTAAAAGAAAAATCAATCAAGGCTATTGGTATGAATGGATTGAATTCAATGGGTGGTATTATGGTACTAGTCAAAGACAATTTACTACAAGCTGCAATCTTTTTATTATGACACCTAAAGGTATAAGTCATATAGATCCAGTTGATAGAAAAGAATGCACTATCATATATCTTAATGTATCAGAAGAAATCAGAAGAAAAAGATTAGAGGATAGGGAAATGCCAGGTGATTCTATTGACCGTAGGATGGAAGCAGATAATCTTGATTTTGAAAACTTTACTGACTTCGATATAGAGATAAACAATTCTAACTTTTAACAATATAAAAATAAAATGAGTAAATTTATTATCATAGAGGGTACTGATAACACAGGTAAGGACACTCAACAAAATCTTATTATTGAAAAATTACATAACTTAGTTTTTCATAAACTTCATTATTCTTCATTACCTTTTAAAGATGATGTAGAAAAACATGTAAAATATTCTACACAAATGTATGATGATATGTTTAAAATGATGTTAAATAATAATGAGGATAATATTAATATGATTTTTAATAGATCTCATTTAGGTGAATCAGTTTATTCCCCACTTTATAGAGGTTACTCTGGTGATTACATATTTGATATTGAAAAGAAATATGCAGAGAAATTAAGATCTAAATTATATCTTATTACTTTAACTAATGATCCTCATACTATTTTAAAGAGAGATGACGGTAAATCATTTTATGGTAATGAGGAAGAAGTTAAAGCTGAAATAGACGGTTTTAATAGAGCTCATCGTTTAAGTAAGATTAAAAATAAACTTTTAATTAATATTGGTACAATGAGTGCTGAGGAAGTATCCCATATCATTATAGATTTTTTAATGCATAAAAATTCTGTTATGGGTGAAGCTGAACAATTAAACCTTTTTGAATAATGTGTAAAGCAGAGGATTTATTATACGAAGCACATGCAGAAGGTATAAGAGATGAGGTACTTACAGAAAGTAGAAAACTGTTAAACAAAGGCGGTAAATATACTTATATGGAATTTGCTGACCGATTAGAAATAGCATTAAAGAATATTAGAAATAAAAAGAAATGAGAGTATTTAAAGGAGAGACGTTTGCCGAGGCATATAATTATGCGCTAGGTAGTGCAATACACAACCCTAATTATGTATCTTCACCAAGAGGTATGAAGATATTTGAAATGACTGATGCAGCTATTGTTGTAGAAGATCCTACATTTTGTCTTTATGAAAATGATCGTAGGAGTAGTCAATTTAAATATATTGCAGCAGAGTTAGTCTGGTATTTCACAGGTCGTAATGATGCTGACTTTATTACACCGTATGCAAAATTCTGGGATCAAATTAAAAATAAAGACGGTTCAGTAAATTCTGCTTATGGCAATCTTATCTTTACTGAGCAATTAGAAGACGGTAGAAATCAATATCGCTGGGCGTTAGATTCTTTAATCCAAGATAAGGATTCAAGGCAGGCAATTTTACATTTTAATAAACCTTCACATCAATGGTATGGTAATAAAGATTTTGTATGCACCCTTAATGGTATATTCCAAATAAGAGATAATAGATTAAACTTTACTGTAGATATGAGATCTAATGATCTTATCTTAGGTACTCCTACTGATGTTGCATTCTTTTGTTTATTACAAATACAAATGTTAGAGCATCTCCGTAAATACTATCCTGAATTAGAATTAGGTACATACACTCACGTTGCACATTCATTACATTTATATGAAAGACACTTTGATCTTGTAGGTGAAATGTTAATGAAATCATTTAATCCTCAGTCATATCCAGAAATGAGAGAGTTTTTAATTGATCCAAATGGTAAAGCATTAGATGGTTTAAAACAATTAGAAGATGAAATGATCCAGAGTAATGATGTTGTATTTAAAGGTGATTCTAAATTTGAACCTCAACGTCATGATGATCTTTTACACCAATGGATATCTGATGCAATCTTTAGGAATATATAAACAAATTAAATTTTGTTTTGAAGTATCTAAAATTATTTGAACAATTCTTAAATGAGAAAAAGCCTAAAGGGGCTCCTGACTTTCATCACTCTGATGCACCTGATGCAAATGGAAGATTTAGAGATTTATCAATTAAAGATTTGGCGGCATGGTTAATTAAAACCAGAAAGAAGGATCTTAAAAAGATTAGCGGTTCTCTTACACAGCAAATTGTATTTAACCGTAATGATGATCCTAAGTATGCTGAAAAAATGGAGAAAACCAGAAAAGAAGTTTATAAGCAATTAGGTAGAGAAGATTTATTAAAAGAATCAGTTGATAATAAAGAGTATCTTAAGAAGGTTAATTTCATATTAGCAGGAGAAAAGTTAGAAGGTCTCACTGGCAAAAACAATAAAAGAATTTACGGTAAAATAAACGATGTATGTTTAGATGAACTATTTAATTCATTTTATGCAAAGGGTGATTATAAAAAAGAACTTGACGTTGATCCAAAATTACCTCTTATTTATTATGGCGGTAATTCAAAGGAAGGGTTAGATTTTTTAAAGAGATACAATATATCAGAGGATGTTATGTATAATTTACCAGAAGCAATGAAAGTCAGCGGTAATAAAAGTGATTTTTATAAAATGTTTGAGGATGCTGATTTTATTCCAAAGGCAGTTTATAAAAAGGAAGATGCAAAAGATTTAGAATTTCCTGTTATTGCAAAACCTGATGATGGTCATTCTGGTTTAGGTATTGAGATTTTTGATACTTATGAAGACTTAGAAAAAAGTAAAGGTAAATTTGAAAACTATTCTGAGGCAAAAGACTTAGATAGAGAATTTAGAGTTTTACTAATGAATGAAGATCCTGTATTAGTTCATGAGAGAGTATCATTAAATGAAAATGAAATTAAAGATAAAGAAGCC